ATAAATTATTAAATGCAACTGCTAAGTTAAGATTTTTTAGACCATGTTATAAACACTACCTATTTGCACACGTAAAAAGTAGACTTGCAAGAGTATCAGCACCTGAATGGGAAATTGCCACGTTCTTACCAACTGCAGATTTTGAGGGAAGTAGAAGTAAAGTTTATTCAGATTCTAGGAGTATGATTTAATGTCAAGTGTTGATACACTCAAAAGTTTAGCATCAGCAAAACTAGGGTTCGCAAGACAGAATAGTTTTCTTGTCCAACTACCCACGCTATTCGGTGCTAACAGTTTACTAAGCAGGATAGCAACTCTGGGTGGTAATGAATTGAATATACTTTGCGCGACTGCACAATTACCAGGTAAACAAATTCTAACGTCAGAGAGACGAATAGGAACAGAGTTTCAGAAGGTTGCGTATGGTTATGCAGTTGATGACGTATCGATGACCTTCTATGCTCTGAACGATTACGGAGTCAGAAAGTATTTCGACAACTGGATGGAAACAACTGTACAACAAGACGAACATACGGTTGCTTATAAGAGTGACTATCAGAAAGATGTTAGGATACATCAATTAAGAAAACCAATAATAAATAAGAACATTGACGTAGGTCCTGTGGACATCAATATAGGGTTAGGACAAGGCACCGTCTATTCTGTATTGCTAGAGAATGCATTCCCTACAACAATGGGTGCTATTGAATTGAACAATGAATTAGATGGACTGGTACAAATCCAAGTACAGTTATCTTACACGAAGTGGAAAGCGATTAATGATCCTCAAGGATTCATCAAAGTAAGTGGTGGATTTGGATCTATATTATCTTAGGAGTAGATTATGGCATTGCCAAAACTGAATGATATGCCGAAGTTTTCGGTAACTATACCATCGTTAAATGAAGAAATTAGAATACGACCCTTTGTGGTAAAAGAAGAAAAAGTTTTATTGATTGCTATGGAATCAAACGATCCTAAACAGATCGCCATGGCAATAATCGATACGATTGTTTCTTGTACTGAGGGAAAGATAGATCCGAATAAACTTACATCATATGATGTTGAGTATATTTTTATGCAGATCAGATGTAAGTCTGTAGGTGAGACAACTGATATAAGATTAAAATGTAAAGAGTGTGAATCAGAAAACGATGTTACAGTAAATATAAATGAAATAAAAATTAATACGAAAGTACCAGATAAAAGAATACAATTAACAGATAAGATCACTATAGAAATGAAACTGCCCACATACTTAGAGATAGCAGGTAATGATAAGATCGTAAGCAACTCTACATCTACTATGGATCAGATATTTGGTATCATTTGTCAATCCATAGATTGTGTTATGACTGAAGAAGAAAGAATTAGTTTTAAAGAAATAAAGCATGAAGAACAGATAGAGTTTATAGAATCTATGAGTCGTGAACAATTTGATAAAGTTCGCGTATACATGGAGAGTCAACCAATGCTGAGACACAAGATCGAATTCGAGTGTCAAAGTTGTAGTAAACATAATGAATACACCTTGGAGGGTTTACAAGATTTTTTTTAATTAGTCTATCTCATACCAGTTTGATGGTGCATTATAAAACAAACTTTGACCTAATGCAACATCACAAATACTCACTAAATGAGATAGACAGTATGATGCCGTGGGAAAAAGAAGTGTATGTAAATATGCTAGTGGACTTTATCAAGGAAGAAAAATTGAGGATGGAAACACAAGGAAAATAACATAGTATATCTTTTCTTAATACTAGTTCATCTGGGTAACGGAGAAACTATATTAGAAATGGATGAAGGTTTCTGGGATTATAAAATGTGTATTGAGTATGCAAATAAAATAAATGGTGAAGCATATTGCGTCCCAGTAGAAGTAGGAAGATAAAATGGATTTCAAGGAAGTCATAAAGGAACTAAAAATTGGTCGGCAACACGATCAGTACCTTGCTGAAAATAAAAGAAACCAAGACGAGGCAATTCAAAAAGAACTTGCCACTTTAAATAAAATGTTTGGTGCATTCTTTGCCTCACAGAAACCTACTGGTGATGATCTTGAAGAGAAGCGTGAGAAGAGAGAAAAGAAAGCAACTGAGCAAAAAGCAAAGAATAAACCTAAGAGTTTTAAAGATGGATTCTTTGCAGGAACTGGACTAGATGGAATACTGGGTGGTGTTAAAGATTTAGCATCTGCCGCATTTGCTCCCTTTGCAGGTGCATTAGGTGGTATGTCTATTGGTGCTCTTATGGGTAAAGCACTTGGTATGACTTTCATGGGTGTTGTAGGTGCACTTCTTGGTGCCGCGTTTTTGGATAAATGGGTTGATCCTTTAGTAGATAAGATTACTGGTGATGATGCAACTGCTTCTACTATGTTTGGCGAAATTGATATATCCAAAATAGTTTCTGGTATTGGTGGTGCGTTAGGTCTTCTCTTCGGTCCTAAATTAATATCGGCAGTTGTAGGATCTTACTTTGCAGACATAGGCGGTAAAGAAGGTGGTGGAAAATTTAGATTGATGTTCCTAAGAAGACTTGGTCTTGCAGGACTGTTACTTACTATAGGTACTCTTGCAGGTAATTGGATAGATTCGTATGGCGGACCTGACGGAATGGGAAGTGCTGTATCGACTGCATTAACTGCGGCAGGTATTGGAGTCATGCTTCTAGGTGGTAAGGGACTGATTATAGGTGCTCTTGTGGGGTTTGCCGTTGCAGGGGTGAGAGGATTGTTTCGATATCTTAATGATAGAGGCGCAGAAGCAGAAGAGATAGTTGTAAACAGGGTAAAAGAAAATACAGATCAAGTATTTGATGATTTGGCAAATAATCGAATAGAAGAGGCAAATCAAAAAGCAAGACAAATCATGGGCGATATTCGCACGATGGATTATAACATAAGGGCAGGAACTACTTACATTGATCAGTTAGAACAAATGTATGCCATAGAACAAGGTGCTAAAGCGGCAAGAGAGTCGCATAGGGCAAGTGGTCACCTAGGTGGAGTAGATGAAGCAAATGCTATGATAATGAATCAATTGGGACAAAGGGCAGAGACTGTTAGTGATGCAGATTTACTTGCAGAAATACAAGCGGCAACACAGGGGATGGATTATCAACAAGTACAGAGTTTCTTAACCAATGCTCTGGACGAACTTCCTTCAGGGTTTGTTGCGAATCAAGACCAACAAAGATTGTTGGATGTTATTACTGACAATTATGCTTTACTATCTAGAACACTACCCGACACTTCATTCGATGCTTCAGAGGGTATGGGTGCCAGAGAAAGAGGTATGGAAGCACACCTAGTTCCTGTAATAGAAAATAATACTGGAGTTATAGACACTTTCAATGCAATCATTGCAAGAATGATAGAGAAGCATTCACTCACACAAGATAGTTTGATCGGAAGGATGATGGGTGCAGGTCAAGATCTGATTCCTGCAGAAGCACAAGGTGGTGGTGGATATGCTACGTATACAAATATAGAAGGGTCTACGAGCACAACCAACAACCAAGGTATTGTTACTGGAGACCCTAGACCCTTCGATAGACTTGTTAGTGGATACTAGTCTTCGTTTGCCAACTTAGCAAAGTAAGACATTGTATCATCATCATCCGTAGATGAGACCACCTCTTCTTTAGTGATAGGTGGAACAGTTTCGTAAGTAGGTGCAGGTGCAGGTTCATTCATCTGCATTTCCTCTTTCATAGTAGGAGCACCCATACTTGATTCTTCACCAAGAACACGCATCAACTTTGCTTTGAGTTCATCGTATGATTTGTAGTTCTTCGGATCAGTGAACTCCGAAATATCATGGAGTTGATTTACTAGTGGTTCTAGTTTAGAATCTTCCCCACCATAAAGTTCAGACGGACTTGCAAACTCTGATTTATCATAGTTGCGATATCCCTCAACGTTACGGATCTTCAATTTGAAGTCAGCACCACCCCACATATCAAATGGGTTTACTGGTGTTTCGTCTGCAAACTCTGGTTGCATTGCATCCATGATTTTATCATAGATCTTTTTACCAAACTTATACAACATCACCTTACCCTCGTTCTGAGGATTACCAGGATCTTGAAGTACAAGAACGTTTGTTACGTAGTGTAGTCTACGCTTCTGCCTACGTGCAGTTTCTTTATCTGCATCGATACCAGAATTCCATAGACGTGAGTTCAACTCACCAACTGGATCTTGTTGACCAATTGATGTTAGTGAGTTTTCGATATACCACTGACCAGTAGGTCCTTTGAACCCATGATCCCAATAACGAACCCAAGGGATTTCATCCGAGTTCTTCGCAGGAAGAAAGCGTAACACTGCATAACCATTCCCTGCCTTATCGACAGTTGGTTTCCAGATACGGTCATCACCGTATGATTTCTTTTCTGAGGTTCCCTCGGTTGCTTCTGCCGCTTGGAGAAGTTTTGAGATTTGATCGCGGTTGCGTTTTAGATTTTCTAATGACATCGTATTGTCCTTATTGCTGAAGTTTTACTGAATTATTATAACACATATTTACTGTAATGTCTAGTATTTATCATTCAAAAAATGCTGAGTCTATTGTGCTTACCTTTGGTAGAAAGTTCAAAGCAGTTGCTTCTGCCTCTAACTTACCTTTGATAATTGGGGAAACAAACTTGTGAACATCCTCTGGTTCTATATTGTTATCTTCACAAAGCAGAAGGATTGCTTCCATATACCCAATATCTTTATCATAAACTGTTTCTTCTACTAGACTTGAAAAAGTCTTCTTGGTTAGAAATTGTTCTTCTACAGTTGACATTATTATCCTTCCTATAATCTCTCTAATACCATGAAGTATGAATGATATACTCTGGCATGTTTCTGTTTTCTTTTCTTCTCTCCCTGCTTATCAGGGATAGACATTCTATGCTTCGCACCAAGTATAAAAAGATCCTTCAACCTAAACCAAGGTTGCATCCAGTTACTAACGTTGATGTGAGTCGAGTGCATTCTATGGTTATGGATAATGTCCTGACATTTAAAAACCATGATGCCCTTCTTGCTTAAAACTCTTGCACACTCTTTTAGTGTGTCTTTGTAATGTTCTTCCAATTCGTTGTATGCCCAGTAACCACCGAAACGTTTTGCCATTACCATATTACCATTACCACTCCTACCGCTTTTCACATAGGTAAGGAATGGTGGATCAAATACAACAGAAGATAAAGAACCATCCTCGACTGGTAGATCAACACTGCTTGCTTGCACTGTGTCTTCGGTCTGAGGATCTATGTCGAATTTCATTTTTGGTTGTGGCAACTTTTTATAGAAACCACCATTCGCATATGTTATGTCGGCATCGAAAGAATCGATGCCGTTTAACTCCATAATATTTTCCATTATAGTATGTTGATCATACTCTAGCGATCTAATCAAGCGAACTCCTCTTGTCCAGTGTACACTGTTCCTATATCATTATAGAAAACTCCGTAGGATCTCTTTGCCATCCCATCAGCATCATAGGCAGGTGCAACACACCGCCACTTGATTTTATGTTCCATCATTTCACCATAGAAATCGTCAACATAGTCACCACTTCGTAAATAGGTTTCTAGGTTTCGAATGTATGCTTGGTGATTTGCAACACGTGACTCCGCACCCTTTTCTTTCCTTCGTAAGGATTGACGTGCAGATGATAACAACTCCTTCTGAGTTTTGATCCAACCCTGCAC